TACGAGGACGCACTCTATACGAGAACATCTCAGTGTTCATATGAACTTAGGAACAACAAACTTAGGGTGTTTCCAAATCCATCAGCATATAACATTGACAAGATGTGGTTTGAGTTTACCATTCCAGGAAATAATTGGGAGCAAGACGGAATAACCGATATTGGGGTTGATGGCATCAACAACATGAACACGCTCCCTCTTGATAATGTCCCATACGAAAATATCAACTCAATTGGCAAGCAGTGGATACGCCGCTTTTGCCTGTCTCTCAGTAAAGAGACACTTGGCTTGACACGAAGCAAATTTGCCACCATACCGATTCCAGGCGAGTCAGTAACTCTCAATGGAGATCAGTTGGCTACACAGGCAAGAGAAGAGCAAGACAAGCTTCGTGAAGAACTTAAAACAATCCTCGACGAAATGACATATGGCAAATTGATGTCTGGTGATGCCGAGCTGATTGAAAACGCTAACAAAATTCAGCAGAAAATCCCCTTACTTATCTTTGTGGGATAGGAGGGGAATAAGTGTCTAATAACGACAACAAGTGGGAACAACCAGCAGCACCACCTCCACCTCTTTTTACGGGAAAGAAAGAAAAGGATCTCGTAAAGCAAGTCACCGACGAGGTGATGGAGAGGGTAATTGGAACTTCCATTCTATACTACCCCATCAGCGTCAAACATTCAGACTTTCACCCCCTCTACGGAGAGGCAATAAATAAAACCTACTTGCCACCAGTCCACGTTGAAGTGTTGGCAGAGTGGCAAGGCGAAGAAACAACCACAACAGGCTTCGGGATTGATAAGAAATCCTCAGTTGTTATTCACTTCCATAAGAGGAGATTAACAGAGGACCAAAACCTGTTTGTTCGCGAAGGCGACTTCATCCAATACGGCGAACAGAAGTACGAGATAGTATCTCTTGGGCAACCTCGACAACTATTCGGACAACCAGACGCAAAGATAGAAATCACAGCACAGTGTGTTCGCGCAAGAGACGGGACATTCCCCTCTGAAGCATATCCAGATCCAGAAGAAGACGATCCTAGATTCACTGCTGCTCCCGCATGCGATCCTGTCAATGAGATACGAGTTTTGACTGGCGATACAACCAGCACAGGTGGTTCTGGCGAACAGCCCTGTGGAGAAGTCTACGAACGCCCAGGAACACCCCCACCACCGCTTTTCACAGGCAAAAAAGAGTCGGACTTAGTTAAGCAAGTTGGCGATGAGATTCTTGAGAGGGTTGTGGGACAACAAGTTGTCTATTTCCCAATATCTGTTCCTCACTCTGATTTCCACGACTTATATGGAGAGGCAATCAACAAGACTTTCTTGCCACCAATTCGTGTCTTTGCTGCAGTTGAGTGGAAAGGGAGCGAAACGACGACGACAAGCTTTGGCGTTGATAAGATGTCATCAATCGATGTGAAATTCCACAAAAGGCGACTGACAGAAGATCAGAACCTATTTGTCCGCGAGGGCGACTTTGTTCTTTACGGCTCCATCCTCTACGAAATCACCAAAATCGGACAGCCCCGCTTACTTTTCGGGAAAATAGATGAAAAATATGAAGTTGTCGCAAGTTGCGTCCGAGCAAGAGAAGGCACTTTTAAACTCTCAGAAGTCGAGGGAGCTTCAAGCGACTTTGATTTAGATTCAGTGACTGCATGCGATAATGCCAACATTGTTGTTCCAGAGGGTGTAGATAATACAATGTCCAATGTCGGTTCTGGCACTGGCATATTCAAAAACAAGACAGGCATAAACTTTAATATGAAGACGCTGGTGGAGGGAAGCAATATAACCATTACTTCCACCAGTGATGAGGTAACAATTGCCTCCACTGGGGAAATCGATCTTACAGGCTCTACCAAGTTTGGTTCTCTCTTAACCAATACCCATCAATTTACAGGTTCTATTTTGCAAACAGGCTCTGGTGACACTTCTGTGTTCACTGACGACATTAAGGTTTTTGGAAACTTGTCATCATCGCTTGCTGTATCTGCTTCTTCTTTTTATGGTGACGGTGCCAACTTAACTGGGATTGTAGCGACATGGGATGGCAATCTAACCGGTGATGCAAATATTACTGGCTCCCTCTATGTAACACAGGAAATATCTGGCTCAACCATAGAGGCAACATCTATTACGGGCTCGTTGCTCGGTGGTGTTATTGGCGATGTCACTGGTGACTTAACAGGCAACGTCCTTGGCGATGTAACTGGCAATGTAACTGGCAATGTAACCGGAGACTTAACTGGCAGTGTGCTGGGCGATGTAACTGGCAATGTAACTGGCAATGTAACTGGAGACTTAACTGGCAACGTCCTTGGCAATGTAACTGGCAATGTAACTGGCGATTTAACTGGCAGTGTGCTGGGCGATGTAACTGGCAATGTAACTGGCAATGTAACCGGAGACTTAACTGGCAGCGTCCTTGGCGATGTAACTGGCAGCGTCCTTGGCGATGTAACTGGCGACTTAACTGGCAATGTTCTGGGCAATCTAACGGGTGAAGTCACTGGAACACTTTTGGGTGATGTAACCGGAAGTTTGTCTGGGATTTTGGTACATGCACAAAACATTACAGGTTCAGTCATAAGCGGCTCTACTTTCTTCGGCGATGGCTCTGGCTTAACTGGTGTCACCGGAGATTGGGACGGACAGCATACAGGCGATGCAGCAATTACGGGTTCTTTAGACGTGTCTGATTCAACAACTTTTGGATCTGGCGTTACAGATTCTCATGCCTTTTCGGGCAGCCTAGACATAAGTGGGAACGTGGTACCCAATGCCAGATTTAGCCACAATCTTGGCTCCCTGTTTAAACCGTGGAACACCCTATATGTACGACACAGTTCTTTACACTTTGTATCGGGAACAACGGATGTGGGCACCTTGTCGGTTGACGACAGCAGCGTTCTTACATATACGGGCTCAACATCTTTCGGAAACTCCCTTGCTGACACTCACCAATTTACTGGCTCGTTTTTACAGACAGGCTCTGGCGGAACCTCGGTGTTTAAGGATGAAGTTAATTTTATGGGCAATGTTGATGTCACTGGAGACTTGTCTGCTTCTGCCTTTGTTGGCTCAGGTGTCGGCTTGGCCGGCGTAACTGGCTCTTGGACAGGGCAGCTCGATGGCGATGCAGCAATCACCGGAACATTGGATGTTTCGCGCTCAACAAACCTCGGCTCCTCAGCCTTAACTTCTCACAACTTTCAAGGAACCATAAACTCCAGCGGAAACCTGCTACCATATTCTCGGTTTAGCCACAATTTAGGCTCCCTGCTTAAGCCCTGGAACGCTCTCTATATTCGGCGCTCTTCCCTACATTTTGTTTCCGGCACAACGGCAGTGGGAACTCTTTCTGTCACTGGCCCAGACAACGTTCTGACATATACAGGCTCGATGAGCGCATCTTCTTTTGTTGGAAATGACATGACAGTATCTACATTAACGGCATCTGGCATCGAGGTTCATGGACACATCGCGCCGGCGTCTGGCAACCTTTATGATATTGGAACAATAGACAAGCAAGTAAGAGATATATATGTTTCTACTGGTTCTATCATTTTTGGAGGAACACACAAAATACAGGTTGATCCCAATGACGGAGGCTTTGTGTTCGACACCCCGCCGGGAATGCCCTCTCTTGCTGGTCTAACTGCCTCTTTTGTGGACGTCGAAAACGTCATTGGCTTGCCGGATGTTTTAACGGAGACAGAGAGCAGACTGCAGACACAAATTGATTCCCTCAGTTATCAGGTTGAGAATATGCCAGCTGGTGGCAGCCCAACGGTGATCGCCGTCGCAGGCATCGGATCAGGAATCATGTATATTTCAGACGATGGGCAATACGGCACAAACCGGGCAATCCTTCAGGAATATGCAGCTAGTCCATCTTCCTATACTGGAAAGACTCTCTATCTTTCTTCTATCTCTTCAGAACCACTACATCCTTTTGTTATTCCTAATAAGTTCTATTTTAACGAGGGCGGCATCTGGCATCCCTCCCATTTTTACACGGACTGCCCGGATGATACATCCGCAAATGAGCCACCAGCAGCTGCCTATCCGGACATGAATGACATCTTGAGTTTGGATGCAACAATCACCGCTGATCGTGCAGTTTTGATGGGACTTCATGAAAATTCGTCATCTTACGGTGGACGTGCTATTTACTTAAGAAGTGTTGGCTCACCGCCAGTGGGCGAATTCATACAAGAAGGAAAGTATTACTTTAATGAAGGCGGCGTATGGCATGCGAGCTCCTTCTACAGTAAGGAAGAGGATCAATAATGGGGAATTCCAAAAAGAAAACAACATCGGTGGTGACTTATGAACCATCAACGATTGAAACGGTTGACATGGCAATGTTCGAGTGGCTAAACGAAGAGATGGACTTGCATACAACGACAAACAGAGGATTCAAGAAGGTTCCAGTTATTTGGGTTTCTGCTGAAAGAGCATACCAGTCTAAAAGAAGCAAAGAAATGAGAGACAAAGAAGGTGCTCTCATTCTACCTCTTATTTCGCTCGAACGCTCTGGGTTTGCAAAGGATCCAACAAGCAAAGGTGTTGCTTGGGCGAATGTCCCACCGCAGGGAGATGTTAAGGGAGGCTCGTTTCAGATAACGCGCCAAATCAAACAAGATAAAACCGCCAATTTTGCAAATGCCGATTCTAAAAAGCAATCTGGCCAGATAAACTTTCCAAGGAAAAACAAAAAGATTGTGTGGGAGACGATAACAATACCGTTTCCTGTATCTATTAACGCAAGTTATGTTATCAAGCTTCGCACTGAATACCAGCAGCAAATGAACACACTTCTGCAGCCATTCATGACGAGAACGGGGAACATTAACTATTTTAAAGTCCACAAAGATGGACATGTTTACGAGGCATTTATAGACAGTGACTTCGCTTCCGACAGTAATGTAGAAGACATGGGAGAGGATGCCCGTATGTACGAGTCTCAGATAAGTATCCGTGTTTTGGCATACTTAGTTGGCGAAGGCGCCAATCAAGAGAAGCCATCAGTTGTCCACCGAGAAAACGCAGTTGAGGTTAAAATCCCCCGCGAAAGAACAATGCTCGACGAGTCGGATTTCGATCTTTTATAGAAAAAACCCACTTCATAGTCATAAAAAACACTTTTTCTGCTTTTGAAACTATTAAATACTAATTAATATGGTATATAATAGTGTTATAACTCTTAATAGTTAAGCACCAAAAGAGGAGAACTTAAAAGATGTCAGCAAAAAAGTTTAGATTTATATCCCCCGGAATTTTTATGAATGAGATTGATAGATCTCAGTTAAACAAGAACCCAGCCCCAGTTGGCCCTGTGGTTATTGGAAGAACAGAGCGCGGCCCCGGGTTGCGTCCTGTGACTGTTAATTCATTTTTGGAATTCATCGAGATTTTCGGAAACCCCGTTCCTGGCGGAAACACTGAAGATGTGTGGAGAAATGGCAATCGAACCACTCCCATGTATGCATCTTATGCTGCTCGTGCGTGGTTGAAGAATGGCTCTCCGCTTACCGTTGTGCGTGTTCTTGGGGCATCTGAGGACGATCCTGCACCAGCAGGCGAGGCTGGCTGGAAAACCACAAACAGCCCAGCAGCAACCGCCGGCGCCAACGGAGGCGCCTTTGGTTTATATATCACAAACAACGAGCCTGCCGGCCTAGGCATCATTGCAGCATCTGGTTCTATTACAATGGCTGGCACCGGCGTTGATGGCGAAACCCTTACTCTGGTGGGTACCGCCACTCATGTCATTACTCAAAGCTCCACCACCGATCTCGATAATTTCTCTGGCAGCGCCGTCCCCGGCACTGCTGCAACCAATCTTGCAGCTGCTATTACTGCAGGCTCCGCAACTCATGGCATCACAGCAGTTGCCGTCGGTGCTGCCGTCAATATGACTGCAACGGCTACAGGCGTTGCTGGAAATTCTTATACAGCAACCAGCACCATTACAGACTCAACGCCATTGTCTCAAACATTCGCCGGCGGCACCATCGGCCCCGGCACCAGTCTTGAAGGAACGCTGGCAGCCATTTTCTACCTTGATAAAGGCACTATTCGCCTAACAGGTTTAGAACAATCAGGTTCTTCAGGCGAAGCCACCGTTCCCTCCACCGAAGGCACTTGCCAGCTTGTTCAGAGCAACGACGGCGATTTCGGATTCAAAGCTATTATAGCAGACGGAGCCGCATCCTCTAATTTAACTCAGTCTTTTAATTTCAATTCAAATTCTGATTTGTATATTAGAAAAGTATTTAATACGAACCCAACTCTTCTGGGAGAAACAAACAAAAACGCTACTGAGTATTTTCTGGGAGAGAGTTTTGAGAGAAGTCTTTATGATACAGTTTACGCTGCGAATACGGGATCTGCCGATTCCGGTGGCGCAGTGGGCTTCATTGTTGCACTTAAAGGATGTGACTCTCGGAATCAAGATGCTCAAGCAGCAACTACTGGTTTTGTAATTTCGCAAGATACTGGGCCGACTAGCTCATATGATCCTGCTGCGATGCCAGAGTTGTTTAAGTTTACTGCCCTTGACACTGGCGACTGGATTAATTCCAATGTGAAGATTTCGATTGCAGATATTTCTGCACCAACGAATCCCGAATATGATGAGTATGGAACGTTTACGGTTGAAGTTCGTGACGCGCAAGATACTGACGCCAACCCACAGATTTTAGAAGCATTTACAGGATGCAATTTAAATCCAGACTCTCCAAGCTATGTTTGTACGAAGATTGGTGATAAATTCGCAACCTGGAGCAAGACAGAAAATAGATTTACGGAACAAGGAAATTACAACAACAAGTCTAAATATATTTATGTTACCCCAAGTGACGCCTTGGATGAGGGTGACTTAGATGCCTCCCTTATTCCGTTTGGTTTCAAAGGGCCCCCCACTTACTTGACAGTTAGCGGAACTCTTGGTAGCGCCGCCGCAAGCCCTTGGATAACTGACTTACCCCACACCGCCAGCGGCACTGGTATTATCGGCTCTGGTTCAGCCATTAACGATTATACTTGCTCAGGGCCAGTTATGCCACTTCGTCATTCAAGCTCCTTCGGAGGATTTTCAGATGTCTCCAGTGTTTACTGGGGTGCTACGACGGACAAGAGTAGCGCACCACGATACGATGCATCTTATGCAGATTTAACGTGTATGTTGCCAGATTTAGATACCGTTGGCCTGCCCAGCCCAGCCAAAAAAGAGGTTAGCTTTGCATTTAGTTTGGATGACATTTCCTATGTTTCCAGCTCGGATGCAGGCAAGGTTGAGACAAATGCTTATTACGAAGCTGGCTTACGCGCAAGCGGAGACTCTCTGACAGCTGGCGGCTTACTTCCAGGAACTGGCAGCGAGCATGCTGATGTTTCCTTTAAGTCTGTGCTGGATCAGGGAATGAATCGTTTTACGATGCCTTTGGTTGGCGGCTTTGACGGCTTCGACATTAAAGAAAGAGATCCCTTGAGCAACTCAATCACTGATACCAAGGACGTCAGCACGAGTTATGCTTTCAATTCTATTAGGCGAGCCATCGATACGGTTGCGGATCCTGAAATTATAGAGATGAATGCGATTACTATTCCTGGTATCACAAATTCTTCCTTGACGAACCACCTTGTGACTGTTTGTGAAGAGAGGGCTGATTCTTTGGCAATCTTGGATTTGGAGGGAGGATACGTTCCTGCCTACGAAAATGACACAGGTGAAGCAATCATCGGCTCTGTAACGCAGACAGTTAATGACTTGCAGGATCGCTCAATGAATAGCAGTTACGCATGTGCCTACTATCCTTGGGTACAAACCAAGGACGAGTTTGGTTCTGGTAAAATTTTATGGGTTCCCCCATCAGTTGCCGCGCTGGGCACTTTCGCCAGCAATGATAAGAAGTCTGCACCGTGGTTTGCCCCGGCAGGATTCACTAGAGGTGGCTTGTCAGACGGAGCAGCGGGTATCCCTGTGATTGGTGTACGCGAACATCTTACTCGTAAGATGCGCGACAAGTTGTATGAAAACAACATTAATCCAATCGCTAAATTCCCAGCAGAAGGGATTGTAATCTTCGGACAGAAGACAATGCAAGCAACCCCATCTGCCCTCGATAGAGTGAATGTTCGTCGTATGATGATTCATGTTAAGAAAGGAATCTCAAACATTGCATCGACACTGTTGTTCGATCAGAATGTTAAAACGACTTGGAATCGCTTTTTGGGAAAAGCTGATCCGTTCTTGAGAGATGTTCAGGCTCAACTGGGCTTGACAAATTATAAGATTGTTTTGGATGAATCAACAACTACACCAGACTTGGTGGATAGAAACATTCTATACGCAAAAATCTTTTTACAGCCAGCACGTTCTATTGAATTTATTGCAATTGATTTTGTTATTCAAAGAAGTGGGGCATCTTTTGATGATTAAAGAGGGAAGATACTACTTAATTATGAACGAAACTCATGAGGAGGAATAACAAATGGCAGGTGTAAATTTTTGGACAAGCCCAAACAGAGACCCTAAGAGGGCATATAGATTTTTAGTCGACTTGAGCGCATTCGACGGCGGGGCAACGTGGTACGCCAAATCTGCCACAAGGCCCAAATTCAGTGTTTCAAATACGGAACACAAGTATATTAATCATACTTTTAATTATCCTGGGCGAGTTACATGGGAGACAGTAACAATTACTATTGTCGATCCTGTGGATCCAAACGCAGCTCGCAAGGCAGCAGAGATATTGAAAGCTGCAGGATACAACATTCCAGGAAGCGAAACCGATACTGTCTCAACCATCAACAAGGCTCAAGCAACTGCTGCTTTGGGTTCTGTTGTTATTACGCAGATTGGCGAGAACGACAATGATGTTCTTGAGAAATGGACATTGCAAAACTCGTGGGTAGAGAGCATTACATTTAGTGAACTTACCTATGATACCGACGACTTGAGCACCATTGAGCTTACCATACGTTACGATTGGGCAAAGCTTGAGGCATTCGACAGCAACGGTACGCCACACGCATTTTTCACCACAACTGGTGGCGATTCCGCTACATAGAGAAAGGGGTGACGCATGTCATCGACAAGAAATAACCAAAAACGGCTTCAGACTCCTGAAGCTGCTTCTTCGGTTAATGTTCCAGAAGAAGAAAATAATTCAACTCAAAACCAAGGACTGAGCTTTTCGATTCCCACCGAATTTGTGGATCTGCCATCAAGAGGGCTTTATTACCCGGATGGGCACCCGCTTCACAATGTAGATTCGGTAGAAATCAAGCACATGACAGCGAAAGAGGAAGACATCCTCGCATCGCCATCACTCATCCGCAAAGGAGTGGTTCTTGACAGGATGCTTCAGAGTATCTTGATAGACAAGAGTATCCAGATAAAAGACTTGCTGGTGGGAGACAAAAACGCTCTCACAGTTGCTGCCAGAGTTACAGGCTATGGGAGTGAATATACCACTCACGTACAGTGTCCGGTGTGTAACACAAAGCAAGATTTTGACTTTGACTTAGAGAGCGGCACTACAGTTGGTGCAGCATATGCACGTCAAGAGTTTAACGACAACATTGAAGAAGTTGAGTTTACTGAGCAAAATACGTTTGTTTTGACGCTCCCCAAAAGTGGACACGCAGTTGAGCTAAAAATGCTCACAGGCGAAGATGAAACAAGACTTCAGAAGTATCAAAACAAGAAGGAAAATTCTAACGACGCATCCACCGCCCTCACAGATACTTTGAAATCCATCATTATCAGGGTGGGAGAATACAAGAATCGACGAGATATAAATGCATTTGTAGAATCAATGCCAGCCCTCGATTCACGATACCTCCGAAAGATATACCAGAGATTAGTTCCCAACATCGACTTAACACAAGAGTTCTCTTGTAGTTCATGTGGGCATACGCAGGACCTGGAGGTTCCTGTCACTACGGACTTTTTTTGGCCTAAGTCCTAAGTATATTGAATCGGTTTATGAGGAAATATTTGCTTTAAAGTATTTTGGACATTGGAATTTTGCGGAAGCCTACACCCTTCCGGTACAGATTCGACGCTGGTTTTTGAAAAGACTTCAGAAACAAAAAGAAATGGAAAACGAGGCTGTGAAAAACGCAGGCAAAAGAAGAAAATAGAGGGAGCCTTATAAGTTCTCTCTATTTTTTTGTATCTACTAATTACTATTGTAAAAACCCTTGGAGGTATAAATATGGAAGAAAACAAAGAATTACAAGAATATGTTGTTGACTTGGGCGCTGCTACTCGTGGCGAAGTGAACGAAAGTTATTTGCGAATGTTTGGTGGTGCCATCAAGGGCATCATGAACCACATGTTTGGCGGAAGCAACGTTCCAGTAACCGTCAAAGGAAATCAGACTCAAGTACGAGACTTTGCAAGAGTTCTCGGAAGAGAAAAGAGATATTTAGATAGCTACAGCAAGTTTGGCTTAGACAATCCTCAGACATATCGAAGCAGATATGCTCTTGACTCAGCTGTGAAGAAATTCGAGAGAAGCACTCGCCTGAAGTGGCCTTTCAAATAGGAGATAATTTGTTATGGAAGCGGGTGATATTGCTGCGTTAAAACAGGCACTCAAAGAGGGTGCCGCCGAAGCGTTCAAAGAAAACGAAAAGCAGAAAAAAGACGGCGGGAGAGAATCCCTCGGCACCGACATCAAAGATGAGGCGGAG